ATTAGTGCTTATTTAGAGGCATCACATTCATGGGCAGCAGTCCCAAGTTGGCATACGACTACTATACTTTTTATAGTATCATTCCTATTAGTATTAATATATATTATAAACTTTAACGAAAAAAAATAATATGTTAACAATTGAATATGACTCTTTGAATGGCATTCCAGTAGCTGATGGTATGGCAGAAATGCTAGTACTTGATATGTTTAAGCGCGGCTTCACTCACTATAAGACAGGTAGTGAGAATCTAATTCTAGCTACTCGAGCACTTATTGCTGATGGTAAGCTTCCACATACCGAGATACAGTTTCTATTCAAAGGAGAAATAATTAAGCCTGACAAGTATGGGCGAAGCCTTGAATGGCCAGTCGGATTTTGCGACTGTATAAACGACTGGTTATCACGCTTGCTTCAACCTCCAGGTAAAGAGTTTCCTGACATCATGGATGTAATAGTATCAATGCCGGACGACAAATGAAACCAATGTTAGCAAAGCCCTTCAAGGCAGCCTGGTTAAAGTTCCCTATCTATCTGCAACCTAAGTTGGATGGAATGAGAGCTATTTGGACTGGAGAGAAACTACTATCCAGAACAGGTAAAGAGATCAAAAGCGTTCCCACTCTTGTTGAATTTTTGAAGGCGAACTATGCAGATTTCCCACTAGATGGTGAACTGTATAATCATGAGAAAACCTTTCAGGAACAGATCTCTTCTGTCAGAAAGACAGTAAATATCGATGAAGATTTGTCCATACAATATCATGTATATGATACTCCTGTAGAGAACATATCCTTTAGTGAAAGATACAAGCTATTGAAAACACGGCTTGTAGAGACTGATCGTTTTAAGTTAGTACGTACTATTAAGTTCAAAACTATTAAAGTTTTAGAACGACAAGAAGATGGTAAGCTTGTTCCAGAGGAATTGGAAGAAGTAGACCTTAATCGTTTTGACGAAGAAGGTTATGAAGGAACGATGATCCGCAATGCAGACGGATTATACAAGAAGGGCAAGCGCTCCTCTGACTTAATGAAGGTCAAAACCTTTCAAGACGACGAGTTTCCAATTGTTGGTGTCTATCAACTTACTCGCAAAGAAAAGATCATTGTACCTCCTCACACTCCTGGAGCTATTGAGCACTCTGATGGTGTTTGGAAGAAGGATGGAGTAGAAACACCAGTAGAAATGGCTGGTGGCCTTGTGCTTCAACTACCTGATGGTAGAACATTCGAAAGTGGTAGTGGTTATGACGACGAGACTCGTATAAAATTTTGGAAGAATCCACCTATTGGCAAACTTGCTACTATCAAGTTCCAAGAACTAACTGATGGTGGTGTGCCCCGCTTTCCTATCTTTAAAGCTATCAGGGACTACGAATAATGAAACTACAAGTATCATTTGATCTAGATATTAACCTCAAAGATCAAACTCTTACTCAAGAAGAAGAACGAGCAATGAGAATAGTTGTTCGAGATAAAATTAGATATTTTACCGAGAACATAACTTTCTATACACCAGCTCAAGATGGTGCTATTGAGAATAGCTTTCAGTGTAAGGTTAGAAACTTACAGATAGACACTGAGTTCCATAACTAGGATATAACAATGTGTGCTACATTCTTCTTCAATAAGAAAGATATAACCTCAGTAGGCGAACTTGAAGAAATTCTTCAGGCTCCAGTACAAACAGTACTAGAACAAGACGCTCCAATTGATTGGAGTCCTGGTAAGGGGTGTTGTCTTTGTTATGTAGATCCACTAGCTGTAGCATTAAGACTAGATAAGCTTGTGCTCTGTGATCTAACTCAAGCTTTCTATACATTCAAAGATCGAAATGACTAGTGAACGAAAGCATATTCTCTAGATGAAATTTTACGTAGTGACATATAAGTTATATAACGACAAACTTTTAGAAAATGAGTGGGTTGCTGGTAATTGTTATTGCCCATCAGCTCCTGGAATGTGGAGCTTTAGGCTTTATCTTAAAACAAATATTTTTAAATTCTTAATTAGTGATGGTCCTACATTATCTATCAATGATGTCATAGATTTATATTGGGGACATAAAGTCTTTGGACATATAACAGTAACAGCAATAATAAACGAAACTAATTAATCTGTGTATGATGAATGAATTTAAGACTATATAATAGAAATTCTTAGCCTACATAGCCCAATTGGTAGAGGCGCTTATCTCAAAAATAAGTTATGTGTCAGTTCGAATCTGACTGTAGGTACCATTAGGAGATAAAAATGGGAATGCTAGTCATGGGTGTCTTGGTTGTAGTAACATGTAGCTACATTTTAATTGACATGTTTCAAGATGCATGTAAAGATACAAACAAGCCGATGTAGACCAATTGGTAGAGTCATCTGACTTAGAATCAGAGTAGTGCAAGTTCGAATCTTGTCGTCGGTACCAACCTGTTCATAGGTTTCGATTACCTAACTAAAATGGAAGAACAGAAAGGCCTAGAATACTGGTTCGATTCCAGTCTTGTAATGGAATTAATTCTAGGCATTTGCGGGCATGATGTAATGGTAGCCTGTTACCTTGCCAAGGTTGAAGCCCGAGTTCGATTCTCGGTGCCCGCTCCATGCTAGTATGCGCCAACTGGATGGCCCGCCCATCTCGTAAGTGGAGATTCGTGAGTTCGATTCTCACTATTAGCTCCATTCCGCTTTGGCAGGATTTTCTATTTGTATGACAAATATTTTTATTAATGCCACATTAGTTGAAAGATTAATAGGACGTCCTATTGATTGGACAAAAACTACTTGGCAAAAACATGAACTGATTCGTACTGAAGAAACAATGAGCAACTCCGGTAGAGAAGATACGTGGACTCCTGATCCACAAGAAGAAATAATGAGAAGTTATCTCCGCAGTAGAGGTTACGGCGGCGACTGGAAAGATAGTGACCATAATGATGCTACTGCATATTTGAGTGGAGCTGATTTATTAGAGGCTTATGTACAAGAACGTATCAAAGCTGTAACGGATATTTATGATTGAAGCCTGGATCGATGAAGATAATAATGAAGTATTCTTTTGTGTCGGTGGATTAATTGATCTCCATATTCGTTCAGGTACTGTATCTAAAAATATACAAAAGATTATGGATTTGCCTACAAGTAATATGGCTGAAGCACATAAAATGTTTCAAGAAAAATTAAAAGATCAAGGAGCTCAACTTGACGACGAAACATTCCAAGAAGGATGGGATTAATAAGATATTAGATATCGAAGCAAAAATACGTAAATTACGTAAAAAGCTTTGGGCCTATGAAAAAGAATTACAAGAATTACAAAACATAGAATCTAAGACTTGTATGCATCCAGTTACTGAACGACAAGGATTTGAATGGTTACATGACGATGGTTATGGAACATTAAAAAATCTACTTGGAGTTCAATGTAGAATATGTGGATATAAAAATTATTGGCCCAATAGAAACACTCATTGAGCTTGACAAATCCCGCATTAGCGGGATTTTTTATTTATCGACATAATTTCAACACAATAAAGACAATGCCTAAACTTAGTTTTTAGCATTTGTGTTTAATAGATATTAATTAATTATTTTAGATAAGGACAGAATAATGAGCGATCAAGTAGTACGTAATAGTGTTAATTTGTATCCGATTAATATTTATCCTGTCGTAAAACGATTTTTAGATATAACAGTAGCATCAATTGCTCTTCTAATGTTATTGCCTCTTTTTTGTATTATTGGACTAATGATTAAACTTAACAGTTCAGGTCCTATTTTGTATTCTCAAACAAGAGTTGGTAAAAATAAGAAGTTGTTTAAATTTTATAAATTTAGATCAATGCAAACTAATACACATCAACTACGTACAACTATTGTTAATCAACATACAGGTATCACATTTAAAAACCAAAATGATCCACGCATTACTTCTGTAGGAAAGGTGTTGCGTAAGTATTCGCTAGATGAATTACCTCAACTATGGAATGTACTGATGGGAGAAATGTCTCTAGTTGGTCCTCGCCCTGCTTTAGAAGAAGAGGTAGCTCAATATAGTCAATCAGACCTAATTCGCTTGTCTGTTATTCCTGGATTAACTTGTATTTGGCAAGTATCTGGACGTGCTAACCTTCCTTTTGATAAACAAGTGCAAATGGATCGTGAATATATTCTAAAAAGATCTCTGCAGTTTGATATTATGCTTCTAGTTTTAACTATACCAGCAGTAATTACTGGTAAAGGAGCATACTAATGCCTATAGCTCGAATTCAGGATTTTCATTATCCAAGTGGACGACTAGAATCTAGAACTTATTTTTTAGATAATATATGTCATCGAGATCCTGCAGACGGTCCTGCACGTATATGGTTTAATACAGATGGAACGATACGTAATAAAGCATTTTGGGTAAATAATATGTTGTTAAACGACATAGAACAAGATCTACCAGAATTAAAACCAAAACCAGATTCTTTAGCTTGGTTCGATTATTTTAATTGAAGTTTTAAATGAACAGGTTTAATATGAAAGAAGTGTTTTATCCAGGCGGAAAAAAGGAAGTATTTCATACAAACGGAAGACTATGGCGCAGATCATATCGAATAAATCATGAGTACCATAGAGATTCAAAAGAGGGTCCTGCATTTGAAGAATTCTATTCAAATGGCCAAATAGCTTTTCGAGGATTTTTACAAAATGGTAACTACCATCGAAACCCAGAAGAGGGTCCTGCTGTTGAGTGTTTTTATGAGGATGGACAAATACACGTCCGAGAGTATTGGGTAAACAATACTTATCATCGAGATCCACAAGACGGTCCTGCTCGTGAAGTATTTTATAAAAACGGTAAACTGAAGCATCAAAACTTCTATGTAAATGGTATTCAAGTAGGTTTACCTTCATATAAATCAGATCCTTTAGCTTGGTTTGATTACTTTGATTAAAGTTTTAAATAAACAAAATAAAATTGACAATTAAGTTAATATTAATTTATAATACTTACTCTTGCAGTGTGGGTGAATGGTAAGCCACCAAGCTGTTAACTTGGCATTTTTGTAGGTTCGAATCCTGCCGCTGCAGCCATATAGGGATATGGTCTAATGGTTAAGACAACTGACTTTGAATCAGTTAATGATAGTTCAATTCTAATCTATCCCTTCCATTGAGAAATAATTTAATCGTAAAATGTAATTTTCTGAATATTAATAAGATGGTGCAAGTCCACCTTTCTCAACCAGTTTATGCGGGATTGATGTAGTGGTAGCCTGCTAGCCTTCCAAGCTAGATGTGCGAGTTCGATTCTCGCATCCCGCACCACGCCTTCATCGTATAGTGGTTATTACATCGTTTTGGTATGACGATAAGCTGAGTTCGATTCTCAGTGAAGGCTCCAATTTGCTTAAACAAGACAAAAATAAGGTGAATATAACTAAATCGCCTTGGATAGATTTGAGTTATGACTAAGTTAAAACAAGTTATTGTTGTACGTAAAGATTTGAACATGCGTAAAGGTAAAATGATTGCCCAAGGCGCTCATGCTAGCGCCACTATTGTATTTAATGCAACTGCTGGTTCGGATACACACTGGTTGGACAAGGTAGTTACATGGATGAATCAAGGGCAAAAAAAGATCTCTGTCAGTGTTGATTCAGAACAAGAGCTGCTTGAGGTCTTTAAAAAAGCCCAAGAAGAAGGTCTTCCCGTTGAACTAATTACTGACGCAGGCCACACAGAGTTTAATGGTGTGCCTACTAAAACATGTTGTGCTATTGGACCAGGACTAGAAAGTAAAGTTGATCAAATCACTGGTCATTTAAAGTTATTATAAGGAATAAAATGAATAACAATAATATGCAAGAATATAATTCTGCTGATTTTCAAGAAAGTCATTTTGGTATTAGAAACAAAGAAGATATGAAACATATCTTCAATGTAATGAGAAATAAGATTTACAGTAATAAGATTCTTGCTGTATTACGTGAATATTCTACTAATGCCTGTGATGCCCATATTGAATCTGGACAACGAACTAGACCTATTCAAGTAACGCTGCCTACTATTCAAAATCGATTTTTAACTATTCGTGATTTTGGAAGTGGCTTATCTGAAGATGATATTCGTAATATTTATACCATGTATGGTGCATCTACTAAACGTGGTAGTACTGAATTAAATGGTCAACTTGGTTTTGGTTCCAAAGCAGCTTTTTCTTATGCTGATAGTTTTACGATTACTAGCTACTATAATGGATATAAAGTTGTATATGAAGCTTATGTAGATGAAACTGGATTAGGTGCTATTTCTCAGATTGAACATGAACCCACTATTGAACCTTCTGGTATTAAAATATCTATTGCTGTGCAACTTAATGATATTGGTAATTTCTGTGATACAGCGATAAAGTTGTATCAACATTTTCAAGTTATACCTGAAGTGTTAAATTTAGGTGACAATATTCAAGCTCCAGACTATATATTACGTAAAGATAGCTGGGGCCTTCGTGCATCAGTTGTTAATTCTACTACTTATCATCGTGAAGAAAACGTAGTAATTATGGGTAATGTTGCTTATCCAATTAACTTAACTGTTCTTAGTGATAATTTTAGAAATCATCCTAAGTGGTATAAATATGCTAAATTAATGGAATGCCCTATAAATTTTTATGTACCAGTAGGCAAAATGTCTATTGCTGCCTCACGTGAGGCTCTTGAATACGATAAGAAAACCTTACATGCATTTCAAGAAATCTTTGATATAGCTATTCAAGAAATTGACAATGAGCTTAATGCTCGTATTGGCAATGCAAGAGATATCGTAGAAGCTAAACAATACTATAAACTTATTGCATATGGCGAGCTTCGTGCACTAAATTCAATTATATCAACCGCGCTTGTCTGGAACGATCAACCAATTACTGATTATCGTTTTGTTATTCCAGGTATTTATTTCGAAGAACTTCGCCGAGTAGGTGGTGAAGAGTTTGCATCTAATATGCCTGCATTTACTACACGCTTATTTGAACGATTAAGTTATACTGAAATACCTTCTAGCAAATATATATCTATAGGAACACGTATTGAAGTTAATGATGAAAATAAATTATTCATACAAGATACTGATGATAAACCTATCTTACGTATTCGAAAATTTTTATTAGACAATCCAGATGTAAAAAAGATTTATCTTTTTAAGCTTACTGCTCATACTTCAATTGAAAACATCGCTACTGAATCTACTATTCCTATAAGTTATTTCAATAGTCTTGCTGCTCAAACACCTCTTGTAATTGAACGAGGAGGTACAGGAGCACCACATAATATCAAACATTCTCGAAAAATATTTCAGTTAGCTAATCTAGATAATCATCCTTTTCATCCTTTTAATGAATCTGAATACTGGGATCAAGCAACAATTGATTCGAATCAACAATATTATTATGTATATTTAGATCATTTTAAAGTAAAATTTCACACTAATAGTGATGCAAAATTGAATCGACATTTTAGATCTAGTCTTAATGTTTATGAACGATTGACTGATACTGATATATCAACAAATATTATTGGTGTAAAAATTAATGCGGCCGAGCGTATTGAAGAAAATTGGCAGAATCTCCATTCTCTAATGCGAACTAATTTAGAGAATATATTGCAAAATAATTCTGATTTTTTTGATGATATAGCTTTGCAAACTGAACATGCTAGAAATAATATAGTGCAAATTATTGCTCTAATTGAATCAGGTCATTTGCATGCTGATTCGCCATTGCGACAATTTCATACTCGTTTAATGAACGCACGTAGCAGAAATAATCATGATAATACGTACAACACATACATAGAGTTAACAAACTTGTGTAGACAATTAAATCTTGATAATCTTTCATTTGATCAACAACGATCACAAAGTTTATTAAAAATAGAAAATGAAATAAATGAGTTAAGCAATAGATATCCTTTATTGCGATGGTCAGAAGTAAGTTTTAGAATACCTAATCATGACAGGTTCACCTCAGATCTTACTACTTATATTCGATTAATTGACGCTTCGCATGGACTTACATAATTTTATTATGATATTACATCATACAAATTAACATCAATAATTAATTGATTTAAATAATATCTCTAATCTTGTATATTTATTACTATACAATATAGAGGTGCCGATTAAGCATAAATGGTGATGCAGGGCTCTTGTAAAGCTCAGAAATTAGTTCGATTCTAATAATCGGCTCCATGGGTACTAAGCTAAAAGACACGAAGCAACTGGTTGCAACCCAGCATTTAGCAAGTGAAAGTCTTGCAGTACCCTTACTTTTTTACTTTTTTATATGAGAATTCAATGGCAAATATGACTATGTTTAGTGGAAAATCATTTGATCCAGAATGTCCAAAAAGTACGCAAATAGAATTGCTTGATATTGCAGTAGCATTATCACGAATTCCAAGATTCACTGGTCATACTGCATTTCCTTATTCAGTAGCACAACATTCTATGTTAGTAGCTGATTTGATTAAACAGAATGAGCGTGATCCTGACGTTGTTCAAAGATTACAAATACTTGCTATGTTACATGATGCTGATGAAGCTTATACCTCTGACATTCCTTCTCCTGTTAAACAATTGCTTAAGCCTACTATTTCTCAAATAGAACATAAGATTATGACAGCAATTTATCGTCATTTTAATATTGAACCGCCTACTAAAAAAGAACAAAGCATTTTAAAATATTATGATATTTTAGCTTTTGAAATAGAAAATACTAATTTACGTAACGAAACAACATATATTTCTATTGGTAATCCATTTACCAATCATAATGTTAACCCATTTATAGATTCTCATTTAGTTGCTCTTGTATTTATGAGAGAATTTAAACGGTTACAAAATCATGCTTAATCCTTCAGAACTAAAAAGAATTGCTCTTTCTAAGAGAGAAGAAATATCTTATAAAAAAGAATCTAAAGTATCTGAATTTAATGAAGCTACAGTTATTTCTTACAGTGTTACACTTGAAAAACATGTTATTGAATTTGCAGAAAAAGGACATCTAGCAGTTGATTATCAATTTACAGATCAACATTCAATAGCATTAATATATGCAGTAGCCAAATATTTCAAGCAAGCTCATCCACTCCTAATGGTAATTGTATTTGAAGGAGAAAAGAAGATTCGAGTTACTTGGGATGGCAACAATCATATATGAAAATATTTATCGGAGAATTAATATGAATAGAAAAGAAAAAATTAAAAAGCGACTTCTAGCTCGCCGTAAGTTCTATGATACTCTTCATCGTTTAGAAAAAGAATCTAGATTAGCAGAGAAACGCAAATTGCGCTTAGAGCCAAATACATTTCGTGTAACGTTTACTTTTGGACCATCTGAATTAAATATTGAATGTTTTCCTACACAAGAAAATATTGAAAAATTTGGTCTTCAAAGAGCTTTAGAGCGATTAGATCGTAGAGACTTTTTTACTAATGTTGCATTAATCGCTCGTGGTAAACCAACTGCAGAAAATATAGCTCGCATTAGAACTGAGGTTCTAGAAAATACTAAGACTAAAATGAAAAAAGATGGTAATCTAGACTTATCTGCTTTTACAACAACCGCAGGAGAATTCAGTGAAGTTAACTCGTGAGCAATTATTGCAACAAAATCTTAAAGTTTTTCTTCAAAAACCACATCAAACTAGACCATATCAAGTTGTCTTTCCAGAAAATGTAGACACAGAAACTGGTACTGTAGAATTATGGGTTATTCCCACAGATTCAAAAGAAGATTTATTAAAAGTAGAGCCTTTAACTCCTGAAAGAATGACCCATAAACCTGATGAAATAGATGGATTTGCTATATTGAAAACTGATCATGGCAAAATTACTATTTTAAATGCTGATAATCAAATAGTAATAGAGAGTTCATGAATACTGTAAAAATACATTGGCTTTACAATAAAGGACTAGAAGCTATTTCTACATTAGCAATATCAGAAGATATAGAGTCTATTTGTATTGATAAAGACCCAACAGCAGAAGCTATTTTACGCAGTGTACTGCACCAGTTAGGTCTTGTTCCTACTGAAGATTTACGCATTCATTTATGGAAGCTTCAAGTAGCAGAATATTTACACTATTTCTTTATTGATGATGAACAAAATAATCTAATTAAACAAAGATTTTCAACTGCTTGTGCTTTCTAAATAATTGAAAATCCTGTATTAATAATAGGAGGCAATTTATGGTACGTAAATCTAATGGTGATTCTCACATTGACGACGAAGATGAAGATGAAGATACTGAAGAAGAACATAGTCTACGTCAACCTAAAATTTTAAAAGAACGAGCAATCTTAATGTTGAGTGGTATGATTAATAATAATCATCTTGGTATTTGTAATGAATTGCTTGCTTATCATTTTCGACCAGATTTCAACGAACCTATTACATTATTAATCAATAGTCCAGGTGGCTCATGTGAAATTGGTTGGGCTATCGTAGATACAATGAATTTTATTCGCCTTCCTGTAAATACAGTATGTATTGGATGTGCTGCGAGTATGGCAGCAGATATTTTTATAAATGGCGATCACCGTGTAATGGGTGAACATGCAACATTGATGATTCATCAACATCATTCTATGAATATGGGCAGTCATTCTAGGCTAATTGCAACATTAAAAGGTGATGTAATTGAACATAATCGTCGTCTACAACATTACATAACTAACTCTAAATATCCTAATAAACAGCAAGTAGAAGAACATTTATTAGGTGTTAAAGGAGAAGATCTATACTTAGATCCACAGGAATGTCTTAATCATGGGCTTATTGACGAAATCGCTTTTAGCAACAAAAAGGATAAACGACGTAAAAACCCCGCAACTGGAAAGGGCTTGTTGGGACAATTTGCTCGACCTATTACAGCAAGTAAATCAAAAACAAGATCTAAATGATAGTCAAATAAATACATTAACTACATTATTATTTCTGATAAATAATATTCCACATTGGTGTATTACAACTAATTTTACAACAACAACAAATGAAAATATTCCTGTACTATTGTGGAATGTTATTAAAGAAATACCAGAATCAGATATACAAGAACATTTTTCTTATCAAAGTATTAATAATGCACCTTTACAATTTGTGATCTATTGGCTTATATATAAAGACATAATTACTGATTTAAACTGGTATATTTCTAAACATGTTTCTCAGCAAATTTTTATTGATTTAGATTGGTAAGTTTTAGCCTATTATTAATAGGTATTAATCATCCATACGGATCATGTTGCTTTCACAAGATTAATAATGCTGACCTAACAGTTATTATTAGTCTAACCAGTCGGCGAGTAAAAATTGGATTAATTAGCTTTAGTGATCCAATATAAATAGACGGGTATTATTTATAATATATATAATTTACAAGTTAGTTAATACCTCCAGCTCAATGGAGGTTAGGGCCCATAGAGCTGGAGGTATTTATGACAGATAATGAACGCATCTTATGCGAAGAAGAAGAACAAGAAAAAACTTCTAAAGCCTTAGATGAAATTATTTTGATATTACAAAAATATAAACTTAGAGTTCAAGATTTAGTTTTGTTATATGGCAATCTTGGCTATTCAATTGGTGCATCTATTGAAGGATTAAAAAATACAGAAGGTCCTTCGATAGATGAATTACAGAAAAATTTTTATGAAAAACCTACAGTTGGTATCGCCATGATGCTACAAGGAATGCTAACTACCACTTGGTATGATGACGTAATTAAATCTAATAAAGAAAAAGAGGAATAAATGGCTCAAAAACCACTTCAGTATGCAGTGTATAAGGGAATGTCAGGCAAATTTGGAGCAGTACAATTAAATTTTCAACCTGCTCATTATTACCGAGATAAAGAAAAAGATTTTGATGGCAATCGAGCCCTTGATCAAAATGGACGCTTGTTGGATGATCTGGGCTGGAGACAACGTGAAGGTGCAATCTTTGTAGAAGTTGCTCCTACTACTGGACAAAATAAATACGATTGGGATAGAAAAATTACCTTTGCACTATCTGTAACAGATATGGGCAAGATTGTCCATTTTTTAGCATCTGGTAAAGATGTTTCAATCATGCATGATCCAGGAGCAAAAACAGATAAACAAGGTAGCGTAAAGAAGTATCTTAATCTAACATCGCCTAAAGGCATTTTAGATGGAGGTGCAATGTTGCAGCTTTCGCAACAAAGTGGAGAAGAAAAATTTAGTCATACAGTTCCTTTATCTCCTGATGAATGTATTGTTATTAGACAATTATTGTTAACCGCTATTTCAACTGCACTACAATGGTGAAAGTCGTTGACTTTTGTTCTGAAAAATAGTCTAATATTTATATGACTACAGAACTTAAGCTCGAAGCAATACATAATTTAATTTTAGACTATTTAGCTTCTGGTAAAGACATGCTGATATCTACCCAGAAGCTTCTTAATGATGTTTTAATGCTTACAAAATCAGATGAAACGACAAATACAATGGACACAATAGATACATCAAAAGAAATTAAAGAAGAAGTTATTATTATTTCATGTGATGCAAGCATTAAAACTAATCCAGGTGGACCATCTGCTATAGGTGTAGTAATACGGTTTCCTGAAGCAGGAACCTCCGTAACTAAGTTCCACAAATATACTCCAGCCATTACAAATAACGAAGCTGAATATGACGCTATTTATGAAGGTTTAATGTTTTTAGCAAATACAATAAATAGACCGCGTCATCCAGTAGTTGTTCATTCTGATTCTCAACTTATAGTAAAACAACTTAAACAAGAATATGCGATTAACCATGCTACATTGCAGCGAAAATTCGACAGTATACATGCTCTTGCTAAAGAACTTCCAGTTCCAATTTCAATTGAATGGCATCCACGTAATTCAACACCTGATTTAACTGAAGCAAATTTTCTTGCACAAGACGCTTTAGGTATTAGGAGACATTAATGTTGCATATCAATGGGCTGTTAGCTATCCCATCTGATCCTAAAATAAGTATAGTAAAACCCGAGAGCTCCTCGGGTTTTTTTATTAATTTTCAAGGAGTTTCACAAGGCAAAACTATAGATAGTAAAGCCGATTATCATTATTGGAATTGTATGGTATGGGTTCCAGAACAAGATCTTAATAAATGGGAGAATGATTATATTCAACCAGGCAATGTACTTTACATTGAACATGCTACTGCACTTTCAGTTCCGGTAATGGATGGCAAATACCACAATACCAAAATTAAACTTGATCATGGAAAGACTAAGAAACTAGCTAAAGCAATGTGGGTACAGGAGTAGATATGTCATTTGAAGATGAGTTGCAAGATTTTTTAACTAGTCAAGATCTTAAACCAGAAGATGTTTTTAGCATGGTTACAATCATGCCTAAAAAGAAAATCAAAGTAACTGCCTATCTTGAAGATAAAGATGGGGATCGTATTTTGGTTTCTGAAATTGCAGAAAATTTAGTAAATTTTGTCAACGAACAGCTTCGTGTAGAAGAGACTACTCCTGTAAATTATCAACTGTTTCCACTTTGTGGTCAATTTATGACAAGTATTGTCCCACGTTTTATCGGTCTTGAACTAGCAAATGTTATGTTTGAGGCTAATACTTTTCGTCAAGCTCTCTTAACATTGTCATTGTCTAGTGTATTGTTTATGCAATACATTGAACAACATGAATTGAAAATTATTACTGAAGTTGTTCAACTTAGCGATGAAGAAGTTACTAATTATTTTGAACGCTCTCAAGAATCTGATCGCCGTTTGCGTAATTTACTTCAAGGACTATTAGATAATGACAATGAATAAACTTTTAGAAATTGTTAATAATATAACAAAACAGTATCAATATTTAAACGTTAATACATATATTGATCAATATCAACAAAAACCAGTTCGTGGTATTTACATAGATGTAAACCAACAATTTGTAAAAGTTTCACCTGCTGGTTATACCGGAAGCGAAAGTATTGAAAAGAATACAACAATTCTTAAATCAGATGTATACCAAGCTATTGTTGCAGCTCAAACTGAGGTAAAAAAATTAGGCTTATTTAAAACATGGGTTGCTCTTGGAACTGATACTCATTCTGTTGTTTTAGAGCCTAGCAAAATACCAGGATTTTCTAAAATTAACATAATATTAGATTTAACAAAACCTAAAATTAAACTTAATGCTTTTGAATCTTTGATCCAACAGTATAATACTACTCGATTTCCTTTGGGGTATATTCCTTTTCACAATAATACAATGCATAGACTTATGAGTGAGATCGCACAACACTATTATTCTGCACGTATTGTTTCTATTTTTACAAGAAAACGCGATCAATGTCCTCGAGTATATGTAGGCATTACGTTCAATAACCAATTTTTTAATATTAAATCTACCACAAATATTAATTATGTTGATTTTGACGATATAGATGAAGAAAGCTATGTACCATCTACATCTACGTCAAAAATTGAATTAGATTTATGAATATAATTGTATACGTATGGAAACTATTAGAAGATGAACAAGTATTGTTAAATGCAATTATTGAACAAGTATTTGAACAAAAAGAATATCTTCTAGTAGAATTACAAGATTCAACAGAATACAAGCCTTCAACAAATGACTTACTGTTATGTTTTGGAATTAGATCTTTTAATATTGTTAGCGCTGATTATCCCCAAGCTGTAAATCTTCCTCAATTATCGAAGCTTAAAAATACTGCAGCAAATCGAAATTATCGTGCAGAAGCTTGGTCAATTCTAAAACAACTTAAAGATAAACCATTAAATTTAATAGAAGATACTCAATTAGAACTAAAGCCTGAAGATTTAGCCCATAATTTAACAACACGTAATAAAGATTTGGTTAGACATATCCAACAAGATAAAACAGAATGTTGGATTGGCACTACAATCCTTGGTAAAAAAGTTTTGATTTCACCTATACCCAATAACAATACTATACCCTGTAACTTTCAACTCACATTTGAAGAACTGTATGCTGCTAAATTAGCTATAGAGCTTCTAGGCTTAACCTCTCTGACTTTGTTTAAAGGAAAAAAAGATGACTGAAGAAATTATTACTCCTGATTCAATTGCTCATAAGTATAAGAATAGTCTTGAAGCTATTGAAGTAGGTCTTAAAGCGATTAATCCCATTCTATGGGTACGCACTCACGAAGAAGCTCGTCTTATTGGCGACATTATTGAACTTGGTAAAAAGCTAAAGATGGATACTTATTGCTGGTCTATGTGGCAAGGTTTGGTACCATCTGCTCAATTTGATAAAGGTGTTCGTGCTTCTGGTCAATATGAAAAAACATGGCAACCTCCTCTAGCACTTGATAAAATTGCTGAGCTAGAAAGAAAAGAAATTAAAAAGGGTAATATCGTCATTATGCGTGACGTTCATGTTATTCTTCAAGAGCCTATTCCACGTCAAATTCGTGACTTGTTCCAGGTTTTTATTGATAAGCGTACTAAATTGGTTTTTGTAAGCCCCCATCTTGCTTATGGCGCTGGTGGCAGCCACGAAGGTCTGCCTCCTACTTTGGAAAAACAAATTACTGTTCTTGATTTTGAATTGCCTACTGTAGAACAAATTGAAGATGAGATTCGTACCTTAGTGCATGATGTTATTGAACGCAATACACCTCAGGGCAACGTTTCTAATGCAACAAATACGCGTCCTTTGGCAGTAATTAATAATCTGCATGTCATCAATAGTGCACACTATAATGAATTTGCTCGTGCACTACAAGGGTTGACTGTCCTGGAAGTAAAGAATACTGTTTCTGCATCTATTCATCATTTGAAGACAGTAAATACTAAGTTTCTGTTAGATAGTAAAAAGCAAATTTTGTCTCGTTCTGATATTCTTGAATACTTTGAACCTAATCGTACGATGAATGACATTGGTGGCATGGATTTGATGAAAGATTTTTTCGAGGACTACAAGTACAGCCATACCAAGGAAGCTCGTGAATTTGGTGTTGAAGCTCTACGCGGTGTCTTAATGGTTGGTGTTCCAGGTTGCGGTAAGTCACAGATGTGTAAAGCCGTATCCACTGCCTGGAAGCTGCCACTCATTCGTCTTGATGTTGGTAAGGTAATGACTGGTCTTGTCGGCGGTTCTGAAAGCAAAATGCGATCAGCTATTCAACAAGTTGAAGCAATTGCACCTTGTATCCTTTGGATTGATGAAGTAGAAAAAGCACTGTCTGGCACTAAATCCAGCAACTTTTCTGACGGTGGTACTATGGCTCGTGTCTTTGGTACACTATTAACTGCAATGGAAGAAGGCCTACAAGGTGTAACAATTCTAGCTACTGCTAATGATATTGAAGCATTACCGCCTGAATTCATTCGTCGTTTTAGTGAGGTCTTCTTTGTTGACCTTCCTGGTCCTGATGAACGTAAAGATATCTTTACAATTCATTTGGGTAAAAAACGTGCCAAGGTTGACGAATTTAACATGACTGAGCTAGTAAATCAATCTGATACTTTTACTGGTGCTGAAATTGAAAAAGCTGTAAAACGAGCAATGGCTTTTGCTTTTAAGAGTCCAAACAAAAAGCTTACAACTGCACATGTTGAACAAGCCCTTCAAGAAACTAAACCTATTTCTCAAATTATGGGCGAAAAGATTAATAAAATGCGTACTGAAGCTCGTGGTAAATATCGCTATGCATCTAGTTGGGCGCGCGAACAGGGTTTGCGTATGAAGGTTAAGAAAGAAAAAATGGACGTAAAAGATGTCAAATTGCCAGACATGACTACCAAAAACAAAAATACTAAAACACATGTATCTGATAGTCCTGCAATTGACATTGATGACTGAACAATAATAAGTTAAATATAAAGAAAGGTTGGATTAGCTATATTTCACACTGGACAAAAATTAAACTTCAATTGAATGATCAAGACATATTGTGTAAGGCTCTTACACGTATGGGCTTGCAACCACAAGTAGGCTCTTTTCGAATCAGCCAATATGGTCAATCTGACACAGCAGAAATTCGAGTTAGTGAAAGCGTTGGTTTTGTTAAACAAAAAGATGGTACCTACTCAATGGTTGGTGACTTTTACCATGCTGATGGAAAGTTGCGCCAATACTATAATAAAAATGAACAATTCCAACAAGATCTAAATGTAGCATATGGTATTGAAGATGCTAAGCAAAAACTTGAAGATTTGGGCATGGGTTTTGAAATTGAAGAAAATGCCGAAGGCGTAATTGGTAAAGACGGCATGATTCGCATGATAGCAGTTAGCTATAGCTGAAAGGATAAAACAATGTCTAAGAGAGTACATATTGCAATTAACCCAAAAACAGGTCAAGTTGAGTTTGAAGTTGAAGGAGTAATGGGTGGTGCTTGCACTGACATTACACAAGCTCTCGTTAAGGGGCATCTAGTTCAAGACGAACGACTAACTGAAGACTACTATTCCCCAATTTCTGAGCCAGCTTATGTAGAGGACACATAGAACTAGGTTCTTTCTTAAGTTGACAGTATTAGTAAAATAAATTACAATATTTATAGAGAAAGAAAACTAATCTATGAAATCAGGTATTTATAAAATTACTAATACTATCAATGGTCGAGTTTATATTGGTCGAGCGAAATACATCCAGGCTAGATGGAAAAGACATCAACGTGAATTAGCTCAGAATATACATCATAATCAACAATTACAGGCAGACTGGACCCAACAGGGTCCATCTGCCTTTTCTTTTGAAATTATTGAACTTTGTGATGACAATCCAGAAGTGTTAAACGATAAAGAAGCCTTTTGGATGAGAGCTTATGAAGCATACACTAAAGGTTATAATCGATTAACAGATAAAAATGATTTTACTGGACTAAAGCATTCACAAGAAACTAAAGAAAAGATGCGCCAGAAAAGACATGAATGGTATAAAAATCATCCAGAACATAAAGAAAAAATATCTAAACTTCGTAAAGAAGAGTGGGCCTCAGGATATAGAACACCTATCCAAAATCAAAATAGAAAAGTTAAGCAGACGACTAAAGATAAATTGTCAAAAGTATTTAAAGAGAAATATAAATCAGGCGAACTTCAACCAAATCTTGAAGTACTTCGTAAAGCACGTGCGTCTCGAAGAGAAAATGCACTAGCTAACCCAGATAAATATAAAAAATTTACAGAAGTTATTAGAAATATTATCAAGAGAGAATATTTAGAGCTAATTCAAACTATGAGGGTGGGCAAGGCTCAGGATATTCTTGCTGAAAAATATGAAAGTAATGCTCGTTCAATAAGAGCTATTGTTTACGATAAATAAATAGATAAGGATAGACAAGATGCTAGTAGCAGTTCCACAGATTAATCCATATTTTGCTCATGTTAATGCGCTATTCTTACAGCCCACTCCATGGTGTTCACGCAATTGTAATGGTTGTTATGTAAAAGGTTTTGAAAATATTAACAAAGTTACAACCTCACAAGCTGAACTTTTTAAAGATATTTTAAAAATAATTAATCGTGTTTCATCTGAAGAAGGTTCATCAGTTCCTGCTCTATTAGCTAATCAAGTCACTTTTGCTCTAGATCGTCGGCCAATAGATAGCAAGTCTGTTTATATGGACAATCGTCAGGATATTACTCGTCAACAACGAAATACTATGATGGATTTATTTCATGCATTTATCGAAGCTAAACGTATGTCTATTGGTGGAGAGTTCCATATAACAGTGCATACCCTAGGTGATTTAAAAGAGTATTTATGGATGGACTTTGATTGGCCTTACACATCTTTAAAGATTGATATGCTTAGTATCTCTCATATCAGTGAAGAAACCTCAGAACTTAATGCACTACGTAAATATTTCACAAAGTCTATTAACTGGAACCTAACTGTAGATCCAATAATGAATATGAATACGATCAAAAAGACCTTCCCAATTATTGCTGAACATGTGGACTCTATTTATTTAGTACTTCATAAACCAAATACAGGTCAATATCTTAATCTTAAAGCTCTTGAAGTTCATCAAGATTTTTTAAGATTTATTAGAACTCAACCACAAAAAATTCAAGATAAAGTCTATATAGACGGATGTGTTGTTGACAGTCACAGGTTTCTTACTACTGGATACGGATGTAGTAGTAATGTATCCCGCTTTCAGGTTTGGCCAGATGGGTCTGTAACAGGTTGTGCTTATAATCAAAATAAGATTACTCCTTCAGCAACAAACATTGATGAGCTCTTGAAAAACTTAACTCAAGCTAGTAAAGTATATGAATTTGATCAATGTAAAATCCCTGTGCATCTTGATCCTAACAATAAAAACATAAAGAAACGCTCTGTTTCTTTCTTGGAGATTTTTGAATGACCGAATTAACAGCAAAAGATCAAGTCGATAAAATGATTAATGGTTTGCGTAGAGGTAAAGATATACATGAAATGTTTGCCAATACAGTACGTACTGGAATTTTAATTCAAGGCCGTACAATGGAACAATGGAAACAACATTTTAGTATTGAGATTCCAGATAATCCTGATGTAATTGACTGTAAACGTTTAGACATGCAATTAATGCAGTTTCATCAAGAAGTAACATTTCTAAAATCTATGGCAGAAGCTGCTCATACTTTAGGTAAAAAAAGTTACGATACTCAATATCGTGATAAATTTACAGCTTTAGTATCTGAATATAAAACTCAAGAGAAAAAACTTCCTGCTAAAGAAACATTAGAAATTTTAGCATCAAATGATCTTGACGACATTGAGTCTGGTCTGTCATACTCTGAATTAGGAGTTAAATTCTGGAAAGATATTCTAGAAGATTTAAACTTTAAACGTAAAGCAATTGAAAATATAACTATTAACAATTCTGTAGAAGCTAAAGCTACCTTAGCATCTCAGCATTTACAAAACCGAAAGGACTAAAATGACAAACGAAACTTCCACTAATGAACAATCTGCTCAACGTACAATTCGTGTAGGATTTACTGCAGCCGTATTAGATGATGGTGAATTTGTTTTTAATATTCATGGCACAAATCCTGGCCTTGTAGAATTACATGGTCTAGTTGATTTTGCTAAAAAAGTAGTTGATGCTCAAATGAAAGATCAGCTTAATATTGATGAAGCTGCAGTTTTAGCTCATATTAAAATCTTATCTGATCAAATACAAGAACTCAACAAAAAGGTATTAGACCTCAGTGCGTCTCGATAAAAATGGCGTCATCATATCTGATGACGATGATGTTAAAGTTAATCGTACTGAACCTAAACTAGATGAATGTAAATCTTTGTTACTTCATGTAGTAAAACAAGCAGTTGACGATTATCAATCCTTTAAAAATAAAACTCGTGAAGATCATCATGAAATCTGGCTAACAGCCAGTGGCTTTATTTTTGATGATGACTATTATATTGATTGGGGTGATCGTCAACTTAATTTAGACGAAATTTGTGAATTTGTAGGTTTAGAAGTTAGTTGGGTTCGAAATAAAATTAGCCAGCAATTAGAGGTAAAACTAAAGAATGATGGATTGGTAACTATAACAAGGAAATTCTAATGATTAATTCAAAATTAAAAGTTTATCTATCAGGACCTATGGAATATGCACATGATAACGGACACGAATGGCGTGAATTAGCAGAACGACAACTAGCTGAAACAGGATTATTTACTAGTTTTAATCCATGCACTAGTTCTCAAAGTATTTTAACTGCAGCAAATTTTAGAGATATAACAGAATACAAAGAATTAAAAAGAACTATTCAAACTAAATACCGAGATAGAGAACGTTACATCAGTACTACTAGGCAATTTATTAAACTAGATTTACACGAATTATATACCTCTGATATTGTGTTAGCACTAGTAAATAAAGTATCTAGTGGTGGCACAGCAGGTGAAATAACCTTAGCACATTATTTAGGTATTCCAGTAGTAGGTTTTTGTCCTGATGATATTTCACAGGTGTCTGGATGGGTTTTAGGATGTGTTGATCATTTATCTTTTCCAATCAATAATGCCATATCCACGCCCTTAGAATTAGCTATTTTAAAAACTATTGATTTAGGAAAAGAAATCTTGGAGATCAAATGAATCATGTACCCATAATTATTGGTGTTGGCTATAAAAAGGGTGTTGGCAAAGATACTGTTGCTAATCGCTTAGTTGACGCATACGGTTTCACGCGAATATCTTTTGCAGATCCATTGAAAGAAGCATGTAGAATTATCTTTCATTTTACTAATGCTCAGTTATATGGTGATCAAAAAGAAGTATTAGATCCACGTTGGAATAAAACTCCTCGTGAAGTTTTGCAATTAGCCGGCACTGAAGCATTTCGTAATGTTATTGATCAAAATGTTTGGATCAAATCTCTTCAGTATAAAATCGAAAATCAAATAGCTAAAACACCAACTCAACAATTGAAAATTGTAATACCAGATGTGCGTTTTCCTAATGAAGCAGAAGCAATCCGATCAATGCCTGGAGGATTGTTGTGGAAAGTAAATCGCAACACACCAATTACTGAATTTTCATCTCATGTAAGTGAAACTTCATTAGATAATTTTACTGATTGGGATGAAGTGTTAATTAATGACAACACGATGACTGCGCTATATCAAAAAGTCGATCGTTTACTTAATCAAATTGTTACTAATAAGGATCAAACCCATGCCTATGGACGTCGAAAAACAGAAAGCTATTGAATTACTCAAATCATCTGTTAACAAAAAATATGGTAATGGTACCATTAGCTTTTTATCCGGTAATGAAGTATCCGATATTGCACGTTTTTCTACTGGTATTCCTTCAGTAGATTGGGCCACAGGAGGCGGATATCCTAAAGGTCGAATGGTTGAAATCTTTGGACCAGAAAGTTCAGGTAAAACCACACTAACACTTACAGCAATTGCTGAAGCGCAAAAAGCCGGACAAGCCTGTGCCTTTATTGATGCAGAACACGCTTTGGATCTAAATTATGCAAAAGCATTAGGTGTCAATATTGACGAGTTGATTATTAATCAACCAGATACTGCTGAAGAAGCTCTCGATATTGTAGAAGAATTATCTAATTCTAATTTAGTACAATTAATTGTAATTGATTCTGTTGCTGCTTTAGTTCCTAAAGCTGAATTAGACGGAGATATGGGTGCTCAATTACCAGGTTTGGCAGCTCGTTTAATGTCTCAAGCTTTACGTAAACTAACCGGTGTATGTGCTAAAAATAATGTAACTATTATTTGGCTCAATCAAATTCGTTACAAAATTGGTGTAATGTTTGGTTCTCCAGAAACGACTTCAGGTGGTAATGCTCTAAAGTTTTATGCATCTATTCGCATAGATGTTAGACGACGAGGACAAATTAAAAATGGTGAAACTATAGTTGCTAATGAAACTGAATTAAAAGTTATTAAGAATAAAACTGCTCCTCCTTATCGATTAGTTGAATTTGAAATTGAATTTGGCAAAGGTGTTAATAAAACTCTTGATCTTGTTCGTTTAGCTACAAAGCAAGATATTATTGAAAAAAGTGGCGCATGGTATAGTTATGCCAATGAACGCCTAGGACAAGGCGAAAAAAATGTTGCTAATTATCTAACAGAACATGAAGATGTAGCTAATCATATTATGGCGCAATTAAAGAACATTAAATCAACTAATGCTACACCAACATGAAGCAATCAGTTAAGGAAAATTTAAATGGATCTTCATGATTTTACTCACCTACACACCCATTCTGTATATTCAATTCTAGATGGTGAAAACCAATTAGATATGTTTATTAAACGGACTAAAGAACTTGGCATGAAACAAATCGCACTTACAGATCATGGCACCATGATGGGTGCGCTTAATTTCTATAAAGCCTGTAAGAAAGAAAACATAAAGCCAATTTTAGGTGTAGAAGCATATATCACGAATGATCCAGATAATATAATTAAAGAAGATCGTACTAGAGATAACTATCATTTAGTTATGATTGCTCATAATGAAATAGGCTATCGTAATTTATTAGATCTTGTGTCACGTGCACAATTGAATAATTTTTATAGCAAACCACGCATTAGTAAAAGTAATCTTAATATACAAAGCGTAGAAGGCATTATTGCAACTAGTGCCTGTCTGGGCAATGAAGTAAGTCGTGTAGGAGAATGGGATCCAGAAACCAAGATCTATAAAAATATAGAAGCAATGGAACAAGCAGCTAATTTTTATAAGACTATTTTTGGAACTAAATATTATCTTGAAATTCAAGATAATGATGATGTAGCAGGACAACAACTTGCTTATAACACAATTGTTATTGACATGGCTAAACGACTTGGATTGTTTAATGTAATCACTTCTGATGCTCATTACACTACAGTAGAATCATCAGAATTACATTCAATGTTAATGGCTATGCAGTTGAAAAAAACATATCAAGAATATATCTCTGCTGGCGAAATGAAATATGGACCTTGGTTTTTTATTCGCAGTCCACAACAAATGTTAGACGCAGCACGTAAATATAAGTGTGAAGAAGCATTCTGGAATGCTTGTGAGATTGGTAATTTATGTCAAATAGAAATTGAATTAGGGAAATATAAGACACCAATATTCAATATTGAAACTGAGCCTGATTATAACGAGTTCTTGAAGGAGCGTACGTGAGTATAGTAAATAAAGAATTACAGATCGCAAGTTTACAATCACAAATTGTAAATCGTGTTAAAGCTATTGAACTTCAAAAGTCTGATAAAAAAGCTGTAGTAGCTAGCTATAATGAAGTTATTAAAACTTTAGAACAAGAAAAGTTACAACTAATTCAAGAATTAGAAGACATGCAGCGCGAAGAGTTAACTGAAGCAGCAAATGAGATATTAGAAGAACATGGCGATTCTAAACTTGTAAATATTAAATGAGGTAATCTATGCCTAGAGGAAAGAAAAAGATTACACCATCAAGTACGTCTGACATGATTGATAAAACAGTTGCTACTGTTTCTAATGGTTCTACTGAAATAGTAGAAACAGTAAAAGTTACAACTAAAGAACAATCTGAACGTCTTACATTACCAGTAATTGAAAAAAGCAAAGAAGCTGAAAGAAATAATGCACCAGTTATTTTAGTTTCTTGGACTGATGCAAATGGTAAACGTAATACTTATACGTTTACATGTGCTGAAGTAAGGATTGTTACTGACAAATCAGAAACACTTCAACGTAGTGGAAAAAAGACTGTTGTTAATATCGCTATTGATGCACAAGTATTAGAAATGGATCATCGATGAATCAACTCGAAGAGTATTTTGCCTTCAAATGTCGTAAAGGATTAAATGAAAGATTAAAGAAAGTCCCTTACGAAGTGAATCATGAAGAGTATTTTAAAAGACTCTCCTTTGAGATCGAAGTAATCAAGAAAATGGGTTATCCTGGTTATTTTCTTGTAGTACAAGATTTCATTAATTGGGCTAAGGCGCAAGATATTCTAGTAGGCGATGGTAGAGGTTCTGGAGCAGGCTCATTAGCTGCTTGGGCTTTAGGTATTACTAATGTAGACCCTATTAAATATGATCTTTATTTTGAACGATTTTTAAATCCAGCTCGTATAAGCATGCCTGACTTTGATATTGATTTTCAAAAAGATAGACGAGATGAAGTAATTGAATATATCCGCAATAAATATGGTGCTGATAAAGTTGCTCAAATTGGTACTTTTGGTACCTTTAAAGCCAAGAATTCAATTAAAGGCATTGCACGAACATTAGGTTTACCTATTAATACGGCAAATATCTTATGTAAATTATATCCCAAACCTATTCATGGAAAAGAAGTAAAGCTTAAAGATGCATTTGCATCTATTCCTGATTTAGCGGATCTTCGTAATTCAGATACAGATGAAGGTACAATTTTACGCTGGGCAGAACAAATTGAAGGCCGTATCGCTTCATTTGGTATTCATGCTTCTGGCATAGTGATTTCTAGTCAGCCACTTAATACCGTAATACCACTTGCTAAAGGTAAGAATAACGAAGTAGTTACTCAATGGGATATGACTAATGTTGAAGATGTAGGACTAATTAAATTTGATATATTAGGCCTTAAAACATTAAGTCAAATGGCATTAACCTTAAAGTTTATAAAAGAAAACTATAAGACAAATATTGATTTAACAAATCTCTTATTAGATGATGATAAAGTTTATGCCAATTTACGCAAAGGTAATAATCTTGGTATTTTTCAACTAGAAGCTTCATCAGGTATTCGTGATCTAACAATAAAGGTTCGTCCTACTTGTATTGAAGATCTTGCAGCAATTAATGCTATGTATCGTCCAGGCCCACTAGGCTCTGATCAGATGCAGGTCTACCTCAAGTGGAGAGCAGGAGAAGGTGAACCAACTTTTCATCATCCTGACTTGAAGCCCATTCTAGGCGAAACAGGAGGCTGGCTAGTCTATCAAGAGCAGGTACTCCGTATCGCTAGAGACATGGCAGGCTATAGCCTAGCAGAAGCCGATCTATTACGTCGTGCAGTAGGTAAGAAGAAAGAGAAAGAGATGGCTGAACAGAAAGCCGGTCTCTTTGCTGGCTTTAAAAAGAAAGGATATTCAGAATCTCTAGCTCAAACTTTATGGGATGAGATCGTAACTTTCGCAGATTACGGTTTCAATAAATCTCACGCAGTGGGTTATTCTATCACTACGTACAAGACAGCATGGTTGAAAACTCATTATCCAGTAGAGTTCATGGCTGCTGCTCTTGCATGTGAGGACAAACAAGATCAAATAATTATTTATCTACAAGAGTGTAAAAGAATGGGTATTCCCATTCTTCCTCCTGACGTAAACGAATCAGGTCTTGTATTTACTCCTCGCAACGGTATAATCAGGTTTGGCCTTAACGCTATTAAAAACGTTGGTGAAGCTGCCAATCTGATTATTCATGAGCGTGATGCTCGTGGTCCTTTCAAAGACTTTTTTGATTTTGCCGAGAGAATTGATCTTAGTGCAGTAAATAAAAAGAAACTTGAGTCACTTGTCTCAGCTGGAGCCTTTGATTTTACTCATCACAATAGAGCTACTTTGCTTCTGGCAGTAGATCAAGTAATTAATTACAAAGATGAGTTAAAGAGATTTCAAGATAAGATGGAGACCTTCGAGAAAAAACAAATCGCTTATGATCAGCGCGAAGAAGATATTAGAACCAAGAAACTTTCTGATAAAAATAAGCCACTTAAGTCTTTGAAGGTTCCAACACGACCTGAATTGCCGCTTAAGCCTGAATATATAATTGTTAATGAAATGAGTTTGCAAGAAATCTTACGTATAGAAAAAGATTTAACTGGGAACTTTATTTCAGGTCATCCATTGACTAATATATCTCGTAATAATGCAATGACAATTCAAGAATTACGTGAAAATAATAAACGTCCTAATTACGCTACGTTAGTAGTTATTATTTCAGACATTCAATTAAAAGAAACTAAAGATAAAAAGCGAATGGCATTTTTAAAATTTGAAGACATGACTGGAACAATTGAAGGTGCTATTTTCCCCGGTAATTATAATAAGCATTCAGACATTTTAATAAAAAATGTTCCACTACGACTAGGGGCTAAAATTGATTACACTGACATTGATACAGACGAAGGAGAAATAATAACTATTCCTTCTTTAGTTGTTCAAGGGCTTGAACTTATTGGTAGTGGTGCTCCTGTTTTTCACGAAATAACTGCAGAAGTTCCTTTAGATATACCAAATATTTTGCATTTAAAGAAAACATTAGATAAAGTAGGAACTGGTAATGAATTATTAAGACTCAAATTCATTACTAATAGTGATACTGTTATTTCACCAACAAATCTTATAGGTATATCTAATGACCGAACATTCCGAACAACCTTCTACAAGCAGCTTAGGAAATAATCTTTTTGCTATTGGTGGGCTGATAATAGTATTGTGTTTTGCTGCTCCGCTATTAATCATAATCGCCATTGCTATGGGCGCAACTCTATTTATAGACGATAACACCACCAAATAAGAGAGGTATACATGTCTTTTTGGACAAATGAACAAATTCTATTTTTGCAAAATACTCTTACTTTTAATTCTAATGAACGCTATAGGCTATATGCCTCACGATTTGGTACCAGCAGAACTTTTGATGCAGTTGAACGTCAAGTACGTAGAATTCGAGCTGCTAATAATGCTCAAGCTCTTTTAAATACTGCTATTCATGAAGACAATGAAATTCCAAATGACGTATCACAGCCTTTAGTGGAAGCAGAAAATCCACTAAGAACAATATTAGATCGCAGATCCAGACGAACTATAGCCTCATCACAAGATCGAGAAGACTTTGATACGTTTGTTAACAGACTGATTAATCAATCAACAAATATAGTGCCTGCTCGTGTATATGCACCTTCTTCTGGATCGTCATTTTGTATTTTATTATCTGATACTCACATTGGTAAACATACAAAAAGTTTTAATAAAGAAGTTTTTATTGATAGATTAATGACTATCCCTGAAAAAATTCAATCTGAAATTCCACTTCCACGTGATTTAGAAGAATTTGTTGTGATGTTAGCGGGTGATATGCTTGAAGGTGAAAATATTTATGAAACTCAAGCACATAATTTAGAGATGCCAGCTATTGATCAAATACAAGTTGCTGTCGATACTATTTGGAATTTAGTCTTAAAACTTAAACATACATTTGGTCGACGAGTTCGTATTGTAACTTGTCCTGGTAATCACGGTAGAGTAAGTAAAGTTGCATCAGAAAAAACTAATTGGGATAATATTATTTATCAAACTCTCGGTTATCTAGTAGCAATGAGCCTAGACCCTGACATTAGTATCACAGTTAACTTTGATGCATTCTTAACTTTTCCAGTTCAAGATAAAGTAGGACTGTTATTCCATCATGGAACTAAACACTTAGGTACTCCAGCAATGCAATCTAAAGTAGCAGGATGGATATATACAAAACAGTTTGACTTCATGTGTCATGGACACTGGCATCACTGGGAAGTCGGAACTCAATTTGGTAAATTAGTTATGAAGAATGGATCACTTCCTGGCGATGATGATTTATCAGAACGCATGGGTGTTTGGGACCCTCCTCGTCAAGGCTGGTTAATAGTACGTAAAGAACAGCCTATCAATCAAGTAGGTTGTTTTGAGTGGAGTAATGAATGAGTAATCCAGAAGTAGATGTATTAATTAAAGCATATAGTCGCGCAAGTGCCGCATATGAAAAAGCATATACGACTGAACTACAAGCACGCTGCACTGAGCGAGAAGCCCGCGAACGTACTAATGAAGCATTTAACGAACTACATCGTATTGAAAAATTATTACTAACAGCAATTAAAGATGAAGGATCGGTATATAAAGATGGACCTTGATGAAGCACTTGAATTAATAGAAGAAGGTCTGGGTTTAGAAATACGAGCATATATTGAAGACGGTTTACCTGGTGGATCTAATGACGAATGTCGATATGATAGTACCTTAGTTAAGGATATGGCTCGAATAGTCCAAAAATGGATGAATAGAGTAGGCAGATAATGTTGAGGTTGTGTTTATGTTAGACCCTAAAGATGTAGATATTAATGCAACTAACCCATTATGGGTTAATTGTTTGGATCATGGTTTTGTACATTTAGTAGATTGGATGGGCAACGATCAACGTATTGTAGATGCTGCTCGTGTTTCTTATCAACAAGGAACTAAAGCTGTTCAGTCTGATAGGCATTTAATTAGATACTTAATGAAGAATTTACATACTACTCCATTTGAAAAAGTAGTATTTGAATTTCACGTTAAGTTGCCAATCTTTGTAGCCCGACAATGGATGCGTCACAGAACAGGTAGTTTTAATGAGGTAAGTGCACGCTACTCAGTAATGAAAGATGAGTTCTATATTCCTTCACCACTTAGAAAACAATCTACTAGTAATAGACAAGGCAGCAGTGATGAAGTAGTTGAAGTAATCACTGAAACAGGTTACCCAAATACTTCTCCAAAGTTTTATTTTGAAAATAAAACTAATAATGCATATCATGACTATGAAGTTCTTTTAGCTAATGGTACTGCAAGAGAACTAGCACGCTGTGTTTTACCAGTATCTCTCTACACTGAGTTTTACTGGACTGTTAATCTCTGGAACTTGATGCATTTTCTTAAACTACGCCTTGATAAACATGCACAATTAGAAGTTCGAGTATTCGCCGACGCCATTTATAAAATTATTAGTGAATGTTGTGACCTTCCATTTGCATTAGAAGCATTTCAGGATTATATTCTTGAGGATCCAAAAATTAGTAAATATGAACTTGAAATTATTAGAGATACACTTCTGGGTAATAAACAAAAAGAAATAGAACCACCAGTAGATGCATTACCACAGAATTTCAAGTCTCGAATGCAATGGTTAATAGATAATCATCCAGATATGTCTACGAGAGAAAAGCAAGAAAGCAAACTAGTAGAATATTTTTTTTCAGGAGAATAAGTATGTTTAACTTTTTTAGCATGACTGACAACTACGAAAGTCGTAAAGTAAACCGATACGAAGATCCAGCAAATGGTCTATATGTTTCAACAGTATGGGTTACTGATTCAAAGAATCCACTCGAAACTGCTGTTAAACATAAGAACTACAATGCTGGAAAATGGATTATCGTAGAAGAATATAAGAATGAAGAAGAGGCCCGCGCAGGACATGCCAAGTGGGTGCAGATTATGACGGCAAAAGAATTACCTTCTGAAATAGTTGATGTATCGACTAGTGAAATTAAACAACTATTCAATGTCATGATAGGAGTGCCTAATAAATTTAGATTTGAAACAGATACATCAAAAGATGACTAAATTTAATACCACATACCGAAAGAAAGCCTTACAGATAGTTGATCAAGTAGATACTGTAGGTTTTGGTTTTCAAAATTCAGCACCAATGAAAATAGCGGGCTCAAAGAAGCTCGCTTTTTCTTTACCAGCAGGCCCAGACTTTACTTGTCCTGGAGCTACTGAAGCATGTAAGGACTGTTATGCACAAAAAGGTAGACATATATTCGAAAATGTTCAGAAAGTTATGGTTAAAAATTGGATTACTTTGTCTTATTTTGCTGCACGCAATGATATTGCCGGTGCTGCTGATCACCTACTTGATATCATTGCCCATAATGATCCCATTTTTCGCATTCACGAATCTGGAGACTTTGATAGCCAATTTGCAGTGGAAGTTTGGACACAAGTTGCGCGAGCTAGACCAAACACTAAATTCTGGTTCTATACCCGTAGTTTCCACTTGGACTTCAAGAATTTATTAGCACTTTCAAATGTAAGTGGATGGGCCTCTACTGATCCATTTAATACTATTGCAGCAAAAGTGTTTGCTGACAAATATAAAATAAAACAAGCATTTGGACCATGGGAACATAAAGCTGAATTACCAGCTAACTCATTTGTTTGTCCAGTAACAAATGGAAAACTTGAATTAAATGCAGCATGTGAGAAATGTAAATTGTGTGTTATGAAAGACCGAACTTCAAAGAATGTTGTGTTCTTAGGACATTAATATGACTGAACTCAAATATATCGTAGAATTACTAATGGGTGATCCTAGTGGCGACGGTCATGATAAGCACACAACTATTCATATCAGATCTAATCTATCTGCTGAACAAATTGAAATTGCCTTTAGAAAAGGCACTAACAAAATCCAATTAGATATCACTCAATGCTGCGCAGACTATGAAGATAATAGTCTCACTAAAAAACAATTTGAAATTCTAAAGCAAGCTGGTTGGGATCCAGAAAATTGCTGGAATTATAACTATGCCAAGGAACATGGCCAGCTTGATGACGATGATTCATTTAGTCTTTCTACTGATGAGTTTGCCAATATCTATGTCTTTACTGTTCAGAAAGGTGATTCAAGCTTCGAATATGAAAGATTAAGTTTTGAATGCATTGATATTGGTGGATATGGATTATTTATATGAGCGAAAGAATGAATGAAAGCCTAATTCGTCCACGTTTATGGCTTGGATCTTGGAAAGATGCAGAAAGAATTTTAGAGCTTGCAGCACAACCTAAACATCGTGATCATCCAGACCGTAGCGAAGCACAAAAATTTATAATTGTTACTGTAGCTTGGGATTCTCCTGTTGTAGGAGATTTTGAATATCGTCTTAATGATCCTGGGTATGGCGCAGATCAACCAGGTCTTTTAGCAGCTGCAGCAGATAAAGTAATTGAGTTGCTGCAAACCACTCCTACTAATAACCAGATATTAGTACATTGCTATTCTGGAATCAATAGAAGCGCTAGTGTCGTAATTGCTGTATTAATGAAACTTGATGGTCTTACTCTTTTAGAAGCTTATAATAAAGTAATAGCTGTACGTCCTTTTGTACATCCATTTCCTCAACACTTACAGGCCGCTCTCCAATATGCAGAAAGTACTGAAGTGTTAGATGTAAATAAGCTACCAAATTATGGTGGAAATAAATGAAGTTTACTAATCTTTCAGAAGCTCTTACTTTTGATGATGTACTATTAATACCTCAATATTCAACACTAATGTCTCGATCTGAAGCAGACTTATCATGGACATTAGATCAGTTTAAATTTACAGTTCCTGTTATTGCTGCAAATATGGATAAAATTTGTGGTGATAAAATGATGAATAAAATGCATGCCTTAGGAGGACTAGGCATCCATCATCGACGTTGTAGTTTAGAAGTTTATAAACAACTTCGAAATGATTGGCACAATCCTCCTAATTTCCCTATCGCAGTATCTGTTGGTGCACTACAAAACGATAAAGAAAGAATTGAATGGACAATTCAAAATGCAGATATTATCTGTATTGATATAGCCCATGGCGATTCAAAACATATGATAGATACATTAGATTTTATTCGTGATAGAAATTTTACTAATCCTATTATTGCAGGTAATGTTTGCACTCCAGAAGCCACTCGTTGTTTATTAGAACATGGAGCTACTATAGTAAAAGTAGGAATAGGTCCAGGAAGTGTATGTACTACACGTATTAAAACTGGATGTGGATTTCCACAGTTATCTGCTATTACAAATTGTAGCGAAGCAGGACCAATCATTGCGGATGGAGGTATTCGCTCTCCTGGTGATATAGCAAAAGCTTTAGCAGCTGGAGCTAAAGCTGTAATGATTGGCGGAATGCTCGCAGGTACTGACTGTACTCCTGGATGGGATCAGGCCATGATCGATTATAATGAACGACTAGCTTATGCCCGACAAGGAGTCAGTGGAAGTACTTTTCCTGAAATGCCACTTATTACTTATCGTGGGATGGCTTCTAAAGAATCTAAAGCAGATGTCAATCAAGAAGATATTTATTCTGAAGGCGTTTCTAAAACAATTAAATGTTTGCCTACTGGATCTACAGAAGCTGTTATTATAGATATTGTGAGTGGCGTTAAGTCTGCAATGTCTTATTCTGGAGTGCATACTCTTAAAGAATTTACTGAACGAGCAAAATTTGTTCGAGTAACTAGTGCCACTCAAATTGAAAATCATCCTCATTTTAAGGATTGAAATTAGAACAAAGGTAGGTCACCTGAATGAAGAAAAAGGACGACTCTTATACTGGTGTTAAAGTTCTCGAAATTTCCCGTACTTTTATTGATGAAATTTATGCTAAAGGAAAAATTGAAATTCCTGATAAGCGTATGGGTTGGTATCCTAATCAATATGTTTATTTAAAGTCTAATGATACTTCTGATAAGGCAGGAGCTATTACTAGAGTAAATTCTGATAAAAGTGGATTAATTTTAATTCGTGATAAGGATATACAAGCATCTAAAATTCGTCCAAAAAACAAAGAACAGACAATGGCCTTGTGTGGGCTATTAGATGATGAAATAAAACTTTGTACTTTAACAGGTCGTGCAGGTACTGGTAAAACTTTACTAACAATTGCGGCCGCTCTTCAAAAGATGGATGAAAGAAAATATGAACGCATTATTATCACTAGACCTATGTCGCAAGTAGGTAAATATGAATTGGGTGCTCTTCCTGGTGATGTTAATGAAAAATTCGGACCTTACTTAGAAAATTATGTTTCCAATATTCAACAGTTAGGTGGAAATAATAAAGGCACAGCCCGTGACATTATTCAAATGTACAAGATGGAAGCAATGCCAATGCAGCTTATCCGTGGTGCTTCATGGGTTAATGCATTTATTATTGCAGACGAAGTACAAGTATGTGATAAACATGAAATGCTTACTCTAGGTACTCGTGTAGGTGAAGGTTCCAAATTGGTTATCATGGGTGATCTTGGTCAACGTGATGAAGATATTGCTCGTGAAGATACAGGTCTTTACCATATTATCAACAGTAAAAAAATGAAAGAATCACCCTTAACTTCTCATATACAATTGATTAAAAGTGAACGCTCTGCATTGAGTGAACTTTTTGCTGATACATTTGAGGAATAAATGCCTACTAGATATTTTGAAAATACAGACGATGGTAATAATAAGTTCTGGGAAATTTCATGGACACCAAATAAAGCTGAGTATACTACTCGTTGGGGTCGTATTGGATCTTCAGGTATTACAAAAAAGAAAACAGACTTCAAAAATATAATTGACGCTGCTACTAGTGTAAGAGCAATTATTCGCTCTAAAATAAATAAGGGCTATAAAGAAAAAGAAGAACCAATTAATAAGAAGCTTGATTATTTGGAGATTTGGTAAATATGATTAATGATATAGAATTTGCAGCAATTCAAGAAGCCTTTAAACAAATTGGTGATTCTTTGAATTTTGACAATATTAGAGGTCGGGGCCCGCCGATAACTACGAAACTTATAGCTAAAGTAACACGTGAACAGGCTCGTCAACATCCAACTCATCCAGAATATTTACCATTATTACCTTTACCATTAAATTTAGAGAACAGTAATGTTACTGAAATAGAACAACAAACAATACAAAATACGAATAAAGATTACTTAGAATTATTTGAGGATTAAATGACTGTTAATGTAAAATTTAAAAAGCTTCATCATGCTTTTACGTTACCTAAACAAGCTACTAAAACTGCATCTGGTTTTGATATGACTGCTTGTATTAATGAACCTTTAATTGTTATGCCAGGACAACGTGTAGCTGTATCTCTTGGCTGTTCAGTAGAAGTTCCTGTTGGATATGAAATTCAGGTTAGACCTCGATCAGGTCTAGCCCTTAAAGAAGGAATAACTGTACTTAATTCTCCTGGGACAATCGATAGTGATTATCGTGGAGAATGTAAAGCTATTTTAATCAATCACTCGAATCAATGGTTTACTGTTCGACCATTAGAGAGAATTTGTCAATTTGTGGTATGTCCAGTTCCTGAAGTAACAGTTGAACTAGTAGATGCACTCTCTGAGACAGAACGAGGTACTGGTGGATTTGGAAGTACAGGACAACAATAATGAATAATGTAACAGATTTTTTAGCTTATCGAGAATCTAGAAATAAAGTACAAAGCCTTTTAGCTGCCGCAAATATTAGTAAACTTGGATACGGTGAGTTAACTACTTTAGTAGAATCTCTAGGTAAGCTAGTTGAACAACAATCTGACGTATTGCAAGCAATGATGTCAGATTTAATACTTCTTGTTCAACGCCACGAAGAAATGCAGCAACAATTTGTATTTGTAAGTGGACAAGCTTATCTTGCTCTTAACTTCTTAAAAGAGAAGGGTATTTGTACACCCGAAGAAGTAGAAACTGCATGGCAAAATGTAGTTCAAGAGAAGATTCTTAAATCGCAAGAACAACAAGAATCTTCTTCTGATGAAACAGCTACAACTGAATCAGTTGCTAACGAGTCGAATTGAAGCCATTGTTTACACAAGTAAGTTCAATATGTGATCCAATCACATATGTAATACTTTTGATATTAGATCTAGACTTCAATAAATTAGTAAGTACTAAAGCAATCTCTTCAGTAGGTTTCATATGAAGAGTAGATATACCAGGAAGCTTTATCGTTTCTGTAATTTCATTAGTAGTTAATTGAAGCTCTTGTTCTACGATTTCATTTTGGGTTTTAGGATTAAGTCCGGGCAATGTCATTTGTTTCTCCGTGTAGTATTTTATTAATATTTGTAAATTCTTCCTCTATTCTAGCACGGTGCTGCTGTACTAGAATAGAGATCTCTTCGATAGTTAATTCTTTACTATAACGTAAATAAAGTAAATATCTTTGTTTAATTGTTAAACAACTGAAAATATTGTTTTGACCTTTAAGCATAACCCATCCCAAATCTAATTTAAAAATTTGTGGGTCATCCATTTCATACCAGTCTATAAGCGGTATTTGTTCTATAGTTTCTGTATTGATCATTTTGATTTGATTGCCAATATAACTTCCCATCCATCTAGCTAATTGCGCTCGTGCAAGATCATAAAATACACTAGAACTAGCTGCGCCTTTTTTACTCCATGAATATGTATGAAAGTCCCAAAGTTCCATTAAGAATAACCAACATTGTTGTTCAATTTCTTCTTTCTCAAGAACAGACAAGCGTGTAATGTAACTTTTTAATAATAATGGAGTATTAGTTTTATATGCTCCTGAACCGTATAGCTTAGTATTCAAGCTTCGATAAAAACGTTGATAAATATCAAGTGGATATATTTCTTCACCACTTATTATTTTGACAATTTTTTGAATCAATGGTTTAAACTGAACAAGCTGGAAACGTGCTGGTAAAAGATTGTTAACTAAATGATCACGCCAATGTTTCTTTTTTCTTTTACGTTTCCTGGTTCCCATAATAAGTTAAGACTCCCAGTGAGGCACTTTACCAGAATATAACTTTTTAAATGTATTGTATTCCAATACTTGATCTTCAGATAAATCAAGTTCTTCAATAAAGAACTTAGCAGTTTTAGTAGCTTTACTACTTACTACAACAATAAGTTTCTTGAATTCATCTGGATAAAACTTTTTGAATCTACGTAGTTTAGTTTTATCTTGACCACGTAACCAGTTTCCTTTCACTTCAACCCACATTTTCTTTTTACCTTTAGTAACACGAAAATCTGGAGTATAAGAAAGAGCTGCACCTTTAGGTGGTACAAAATCAGTAAACGAAAATGTTTCTGGTTCATATTCAGGAGACTTAAAAGCAATTAGCCCTGATTTAAAAAGCCTCATCATATTAGCTTCCCAACCTGATCTAACAAAAATTCCAAGATCTTCACGTTGACCTATTTTTGACTGAAAAGCAATATTTTTATTAGAGACTACTTCACCATTTAATTCACGAATTTTCTTATCTAAAGCTCCACGAGTTTTAGCTAAAGCAATACATAGCTGATCTTTAGGAAGTATTTTAAAATTTGTCTGTAAGTATTCAATTTCAATTGGTGACCACACAACTTTTGCTCTAAACATAAACTTATTCTCCTGTTTATATTAAAGATTATACAGGACCTATAAAGAAAAGTATTTATACCATGTCATCTTCACGTGCGATTGTTAATACAGCAATAACAGATATGTTGACACTTAATCCAGCATGTCCATTAAATATTCATATTGCTGATTCAGTTCAAATGGGCTTATCGTTATTGTCAGAATTGGTGCATCAGCCAATAATTATTGGTATTCCTACAGCGCTTATACGACATAAAATTGCGTATAACTTTAATATACCAGTATCATCTTTCATTTTTATTAACGATCATAGTGCTGTAAATAAAATGCTAGCAATTGATACTGCAAATTATAATTTAATATTGTGGGATTATTTATATCTTACTCAACCTATTTCAGAAGAAATTATATATTTAGGTTGGAAACAAATAGATTTAATAGCGAATATAACTACTATGATCCCTAATGTATATACAGATGTATCTAGTTATTTACTAGACGAATAAATGCAAGTTGAGATTTAGGCCCCCAACTTCCATCAATCTGGCCTGTATATAAACCTTTGTTTTTCATTTCTGTTTGTAGGGTAATTACTGTCATATTACGTAAGCTATCAAGATCAATGCTCATGCCTGGACAAGTTTTTTTAAGTTGTTTATGACCTTTAATTAAGATAAATCCTGTACCAAAGAGCTCTCTATGACCCCAGATTTCTAATGGAGAGATTTTTAATGTTTTACAAAGATGAACCAATAAAGAATAAAGTGATTGCATCATTTCTTTAGAAGGTATCTTACCTGCTTCTGGAATTTTTGTTTTTCCAGATTCAAATGCAGGATCTGTTTTATATGCTAAACAAACAGCTATTGAGTTACTGTTATGTAATGCTGCGTGCCATGTGACCCATGTTTCATCAGCAGTTCTGAAAGTTTCTCCAGACTGTCCAATATAATAGTGATAAGTAATTGTAGGGCAACCTGTAGAATCGATATGATTAGGTCCAATATCATATTTAGCTAACTCCAATGGCTGGATGTTCCAGTCAGTTGTATGGACGACAATCTTCTTAATGTCGCTTAGTTTACGAACTTTAGGCTTCTTCTTCGGATGAGTTGGAAGAGTTGGTACTAGATTTGTAATATCCATGTTTTAATTCCTTCATACGTTGGTATTGCTGTTTCCGATATTCTTTAGCCTTCTGGTTAGCTTCTTTTTTCTTAGCTATTAACCAGTCGGGTTTGGCTGCTACTTCTTTCTTTATTAAAGTATTTGGATTGAAAGCCTTTGTATAAGCGTCAATCAAATACTCTGAAGTAAGAAGTTTTTCATCTGTATACGGAATAATCACGTATGTCCAGCCATGTAGTAGAGCTATTTCTTCTTTCTGATTGTCTCTAAATTGCTGTGCTTGAAAATTCATTACAGCTTGTTCAGCTTTGTTACCAAATGAAATTGGTTGATAGTGTTGTTTACCATGACATTCGATAACTGTAAATAAATCAGGAAGTACCCAATCATATCTATCTTTATTATTTGAATAAGATGGAAATAATTCACTGACAGCAACTTCCTGATATAAACGTCCAGCTTTAAAAGGTAATGTCGTATTCAGGATTTCGCCTACTTTTCTGTGTAGTTTGCTTGCGTTCGTCGTGAATTCCATATTCTAGTTCCAGTAGTTCTATATATAATTCAAGTATTTTTTCATTTAAAGTATTGGAAAGACGAGGGTAGTCGTATTCTTTCTTCATCGATTAACCTTTCTTGTAATCTTTTCATATCTAATATATTCTTTTCTTGACAGAACTGGGCTAGATCAAATGCAAGGTTATCGTCTTCAATAAACTTAAAGTTTGCGAATACGTCCTTACTAAAATCTTTTGATTCAAGAACTACTTCTTCAATATAGAATTTCTGAGTTCTTCTATCTAGCATACCTACAAATTCACGTAGACCATAGCTAATAGTAACCACATGTAACATGTGTGGATTGCCAGGAATAAGGAATAGATTTGTGTCTTTGACATGAAAACGCATTAGTTGTTTTTCTTTTCTACTGGTGTTTCTAGTGTTGCAACCAAGTCACTATAACTATCTTGAATAGCTTTATGAGCACTAGACATATTAACAGGAAGTTCCTGTAAATCATTACATCGTAAACAACGTAACAGTATTTGTGAATAAGCTAATGAGTTATCTTCTGGCGCAGCCTGCCCTAATGTACAAATAATATTCATATCAATCTTTGTAGCTTTTACTTGTTCGAACCACTCAGATGCACAAGTTTTACATTTAACAGCTTCATGCGCTGGTAATTTTTGAAGAACATGTTGTTGAGTATCCCAGTCAGAAAATCGCTTCATTCTAATTCTCCGTCTTTATTGTCAATTAAATCTTCCATTTCTTCAAGTGACTTTACTCCTTCTGGAATAATAAAGTCTTCTGGAATTTCTCCTTCTAAATATTTAAAGCCTTCTGGTTCAGAAGCTTCATCTTTTAGAATGGCTTTTATCTCACCATTACGAGTTTTAAATTTTAACACCATAAATCACCTTTATTGTTATTGTTTCGTTTTCAGCCATACGACATAAACAATTACTGTCGCATGTACATATTTTAACATTCTGTTTTTGAGTATCAATTGTTAGTTCAGCACCTCTGAACATAGCCATTTTCAAGCTTTCATTGGTCATAGCTAACTGTTCTATAAATGCTAATCTATCCTTCTGGTTCATCATTAGTCCTCCCAAGATAAATCTACTAGTGGAGCTGGTTCGATTGGAGGACCTAATAAGATATCAACTTCTTTTACATAGTCGATTGGTGTTACTAGACGAGCCTCTACATTAACGTTTACAACTTCACGTTCTCTATCAAGCGCCAGGCTGGCTACAATATTGTCTACAAGTCCTCTATAGAACAGTGGACTATGTAGATTCGGAATAAATACTCCAGTAGGAGGAGTACCCCAGTATTCCCAATGTCCTAATTCTTGACTACGATTAAGAAGTATTCCTGAATCTGACAACATCACACCAGAAGCCATTATTGAATCTTCTACCATGAGCATATATCCTTATATTTACAAGTAGTACACATTGTTGTGGGT